CAATCGATTCAGCGAAGTCGTCAGCGTTGCAAAATACGCTCTCGGCATCTTGCTTAATCAGGTCGTGAAGCGTCACTTACTAGGCTCGCTTGCAAGTGATCTTGACGTAGTCAACAACCACAGAATCCACGTTTGTGTTCGCGGCCTTCTGTAGTTGAATAATCGGCTGCAAGCCTGCGCTGTAACCGCTCATATCGAAGGTCGTCGAGGCTGCGACTCGGCGTCCATCGATGTAGAACTTGACGTCCTGCTTTCCGCCAGTGAAGTCGATCACAAATTCCTTGTAGGTCGTGCCCAAGGTCGTCCCGCTGGAAACGTCGTCATTATCCCGCGTCCCGTCATCAGTCTCGACGTAAACGAGGCTAGTGCTGTTTGCACCTTCCATTCGGAACCATGCGTTAGCCGCGACGCTGTCGGCCGTATCGTTACGTGCCGAGCCAACACCAAAGCAGAGAATTGATCCGCTGGTGAAGGTAGCCGCACCGATCTTCACTCGCATCTCGACTCGCTGAACCAAGTCGATATCGAAATCCAAGGCGTCTCCGAAGTGCGGACAAACGTTTTCGATTTCGTTCGTTGCCGCTAGGGTAACGGTCAGTTCCGAAGTGCCCTTAGTGTAGGTCGGCGCACCTGCTGAGGAAGTGTCATCGACTAGCCAAGCGGTAGCCGGATCCGCCGAAGTTGGAAGCGTTGCGACTGCTCCGTTGAAGTCGTCGTAAAAAATCTGGAAATCTCGAATGTCACTCATCATCAATTCCTTTGCTTTGCTTGTTCGTTTGAAAAAAGGCCCCAACCCAATCGAGCCGGGGCCGTGTGTTAATCAGGTAGTCGCTTAGGTGCGATTACCGAAGAATCCGCGATGGTCGATTACCGCTGTTCCCATCGTCTGACGGATCTTGTAGAGGTAAACATCTCGACTCATGTCCCATTCGTTTTCCAGAACTGGGGCTTCTTCGCCACTAAGGAAGGTCAGTTCCATCGTGTCGACTTGCGAATTGTCGGCGATTGCGTACCAGTTCGTGGAGCTGTTCGCATCGAGCAAGGCAGTAGCAACAACGGTCAGCGGTCGAGTTCCGTTGATGCCGTAGAGGCTGGTTACTCCCTCGTTTCCGTTCGACTGTGCGAAGGATTGGCTGTTGACAATCCGCGATGCTGTCGCTGCGTACTTCTGAGGAACCAACAACACCTTAGGCGATAGGTTCAATACCGATCCGCCGAGGCCCTTTTGCTTGCTCATCAACTCGAATGCTTCGTCGAGAGTGGTTTCGCTTGGAGCCGCTGGGCTGACTGCCGTAATGTTCGATCCGCTTGCGTGAGAAGCAGAGAACAACGCCAAGCCATCTGGCATAACAGGATTGCTCAAGAACGTGTCGTAAACTAGACGTTCCTGGGTGCGTCGAGCCGCTTGCCCTTGCATTGCAGGGATGCGAGAGAGTGCATCGAGGTCGTCGTTGATAACGGTCTCCCAAGTCACGGTGAATTCAGCACCGAACTTGTCGACCTTGTACGACTTCTTCTGATCGCTCAAGCCCTTTTCAGGGTAAGCCTTGCCCTCTGGTACCATTTCCAAGTTTGGATACTCGGAGAGTTGCGTCCGGTTGATCTGCTTGAAGTCATCCACGCTAGCCGCTTGCCGAACCCACAGAGCCCAAGTGAATGGGGCCTCGTCGTAAGCCGCTCGGAGAGTCTTGTTAACCGCGTCTGAGAGGATGTTCTGGAAGCTTCCGGTCGTGTGATACGCATCGGATCGGCGAACCTTGAGACGATTAAACGTCCCGGCGTGACCCATCGCCATTCGTGCTACGTCGCCCTTGGTGTGCTTCAATGGGTCGATGCCCATTCGACGTACGCATTCTTCGGCAAGTCGGTACAGTCCGACATTGCGAAACTCAGCATCGCCTTGGGCAGTCGGTGCCTTGGTGCGTTGGATGTTCCCTTGGAAGCAACGTTGAACCAAGCCAGCCTTAGCGGCTTGTTCAAACTTGTCGTGTTCCGATTCAGTAACCGTGACGCTGCTGCCAATTGGTTGATTAGCCATCTGTCGAATAATCCTTTGCTGAGCGTCTTCCAGTGAACAACCGGAGTCAACCAACTCGTCAGCAAAGGTACGCTCAACCTTCGCTAGTTTGGCCGCTGCGTAAATCGATTTCTTTCGCTCGTCGATTGCTTTCAGTTGTCGAGCAACTTCGCTCTCGACTTTGTATTCCGCTCGAGCAACCTCAGGCTCTTTAGGCATTTCGCCTTCCGCCCTTGCCGCTTCTTCGGTTGGCTTGTCCATGCCTTCCATCAACTCGACTTCGAGTTCTGGTTTTGCCATGTGATCGGCCATCCACTTAATGATCTCGTTTGGATCGGTCATACCCTCTGGTAGACCAAGAGACGAGAGTTGAGCCATTAGTTGCTCATTCATGCCATCCTGCCTTTCTGCTTGGTCGTAAGACCGTCTGACCGTGGAATTAGGATCTGCACCCGTTGCACAGATCGACGCGTTGTGAGGCTCCCAAGCGGTAACAATCTCCGCTGGCCCTTCAACTACAACGCCACGTTTCGTTGTGTATGCTTGCCCCTCAGGGATGTAGATGCGATTTAGGATCACCGCATCAATTGAGAAGTCATTTAGATGCCCCTCTTGGTATCGAGTTGCTACGACTTGACTCTCCGGATCCGATGCGAATGAAGGATCGCCGACAAGCTCGCCGTCTTGAATTTCGATATTGCGAATCGATCCGAAGACATTGCGGACTGTTCTATCGTTGTGCGAATCAACGATTGGCAATTGATTCTTCGAGTTGCGAAACTGGACGCCGTCCATCAGCAAGACTTGACGAACCATTCGACCGCGTTGCTCGTCGTAGATCTCAATCGGAGTCTCGGTTGCAATCACCGCTCGACCGTCTTTCGGTGCCGCGAATGCTCGCTGAATCTTGGGAGTTGCTGCGATACGCTCGACTTTGTCTGCTGCTTGCATTTGTCGTTGCACCTTTCCGCTCCAAGTCTTACCGGCATCTCCGCCCCATAACGCCCACGCAATCCGACCGGCTGAGGGAAAGCCCTTTTGCCCAGGCTTCCACCCTTCACCCTGCTTGTCTACTTCGTGCCTTGCGAAGTAACTGACCATGCGTCCGATGGTATCTGGACTCATCGCCTTGCCGTTGCTCAAGTCCCTAGCCCTTGCAACACCAACCGGAGTTCCGCCGCGATTGTGTTCTCTTCTCCACTCAAGGCCCTGCTTAGCCTCTTCGCGTACGCCCTCAGGTGGAGTAAAGTCGATGTCGTCGTACTTCGCACGCTCAATCTCTTCCGATGCGTGCAATGCCGCGACCTGATCGCTAGCTGCATCCTCTGAAGCATGGCAACCCATTAACTGGGCGGTATCGTCTTTCACGACACCCCAGGGACGCGATATAGGGCAAGCCTCGGTTTGCTTCGTGCTATAAGGCATTAGCAACCTCGCTTACAACCCCTTGCGTCTGAGGCGATGGAGTAGACGACTGAGCCGCACTAATTGCCAGTTGCTGTTCTTGTGGCGTGAGCAATCCAAGTTTCTTCTTCAAGTCTTGCTCTTTTTTGCGTTGGTAGAAGACCGCTCGCCATGCTCGACCACGACTGCCAAGTTCCGTTTGGTAGTCACTCATAAAGGAATCGATGGCATCCTTGGCCGCTGCCTGTTCGCTCTGCGGATCCACCCATTCCCATTCGGGAGTCTGCCATTCAACCGGGCTTACCTTGCGACGGTCGGCAAGTACATCGCTCGGAGTCGGAAAACCCCGAACGCCGCTAATCGACGCCGCATCGAAGAACGCATCCCAGGTAGGCTGAAGGAGATGCCGAATAAGGTATTGCTGCCAACAACGAAACCGCCTGCGGTCTTCGAGTTGACTGGTACGGCTCGAACTGTACGAAGTCTGCGAATAGTCACGGGCAACCGTCTCGTAGGACAAGCCCGTACCGACTGCAATCTGCCGAAGGATTAAAGCAATCCAAGGCTCTGCACCCGTAGCAGGTCGGCCTGGGTTAATACCCTCGACGCTCTCGCCTGGGTTGAGTTCCATCACCATACCCGGCTCAATGTATCGCTGTTTGTTGCCTGCTGAATCTACCGGGCTTCCGCCGTCTGGATCCGCAAGATCGCCCAAGGGAGTTTCGGTCTTGATCGCAACCGTGAAGCACGAAGCAACCGCCGATGCTTGTAGTTCATTGTCGAGGTATGTACCCAAGTCACGGATCGCCGCAACAACTGGAGCAAACCACGATACGCCCCGCGTTTGACCTATTCGCTCCCTGCGGAATAAGTGCATGATTTCCGACGCAGGAACACGCTCAGGCTCTCTTGTGTATGAGTAGGGTTGCAATGGATGATCGGGATAGATCCAGTAAGCAACAGGCCTTCCCGTATCGTCAACCTCGACGCCTCGAATGATTCGGTTTTCGCCGTTGGCCGTGAGTCTCGATGCGTAGTTGTCTTTATCACCTGCTAGCCGGTCAGCTTCGATGATCTCTAGAGCCAATGGCACTGGGCGATAGATACCGCGATACACGCTTCCAGGCGTGCGAACCTTACGGATGAGCACTTCGCCTGCTTCGACTACTTCGCGTTGTGCGATGGATTGGATTTCTTCGAGGGTGTATTGCCCGTTGATATCGCAGACTTCGCACCACTCAGCCCACACGCTATCGCGTCGGTCGTTAACCTCTTCGATATCATCGCCTTCGGGAGTCTCAAAGACGGACTGGGCTTTAATGCCGCATCCGACAACGGATGATACGATGGTATCGACCACGCCCCATGCGTACGCATTGTTGCGCACAAGTTCCCGCGACCACGCCCTAAGCCGATCCGCTCCGAATGGGCCGAGTAACTCGGTGTCCGCTGGTTGATTCTTTGGAGTGCGTCCGCTCGATACTCTCGACGGCTCAGCCCCTAGATAGGATCGCAGTACCCGCCGGGCTTGCATTCGTCGCAATGCTCGAAGCGGGCTTACTGCCTCAATCGCTTTGTCGATAAGTCGAGTAATCATCGGCGTGACCTCGACATTTTCGCAAGGCTGATACCGCCGCTCGAAGTCTCTCGGTTGACTTGTTGCTGTAGTTGCCGACGCTCATCGAATAGAGTCGCTAGGTCAAGCTTGGTGACCGTACGCGATCCAATCGAATACGAAGAAGCCCCGCCTGTAAGCAGGGCTTCGATTGCTGCGTCGACCAATGCAAGTAGACTCGCTGCTGTTGCCATGTCCCTAGCATGGCGAACCTGCCGCTACTTGCTAGAGTGCAATACAATTGCAATTGTAAAGAGACGGAAAATCAATCGCCTTCTTGCGACCACGTATTCCCGCAATAACCGCATTTGCAATATCGAATCTTTCCACGCTTGGCATAGACTCGGCTGAATTGCTGTCGAGGCGGGCGCGATGTGATGCAAAGCGTGCAATCTCTAGGCGTGAACTCTCTTGGCTTGGGTGCCGACTCAATGGGCCTGCCTTGGTCTTCTTCCAGTGAATCGAAAACAACGTTGCCTTGATCGTCGGTTCCTCGCCTTCGATGTACTACGTCGGCTACCGGATCGTAGTCAACAACCAGTGAATTGGGCGGAAGTTTCTCTTGCTCAACCGCTGGAATCTGCTTCTTGCTCTTCGCCATCCTAACTCCTCCTCTTTGGTATCCATCCGCCCTGCCGAGTCTTGAAGTTACCATGCTGATAACGCTTCGGCTGCGGCTTTGGTTGTGACTGCTTCTGCTCGCCGCTTACCGTCTTGGGCTGAATCTCGACTTCTGACGGTGCTATTAGTTTAACACCGCACGCCTCACCTGCTGCCGCTGCCATGTAAGTCGCGTCTAGCCAGTGGTTGTTTGTGTCCTTGACGCTCCAATACGTCTTTGCCCCCTTGCCCTCGGTGAACTTAGTAACCAGCTCTTCCGCTGCGATATGCTGAGCGTATTGGCTATGCCTTTGGTTTTCGTCGAGGGAGAATAGTGAGAGTGATCCACGCCTAATCATGTTGGACTCGTCGAATGTCGGCGTCATAAATCGCTCATGGACGAACTGCTTCCAATACGAGGTGTCAAGCTCGTAGAGCCATAACCCGCCGTTGGGTAGCTTCGATGCGTGCAAGTTGTCACCCGCGATGCAAGTCGTCGTAGACTTCGTCTTTCGATGGTACGGGAACTGTCCCTTTGAAGCGTGAAAGATACCGCCGACTTCGCGGACAAACTTATACGGTGCATTCGTGAAAGCACCCGAATCGACGAAGCAGAAGTCGACCGCCCGTCGAGTACCTGTTGCATCAACGAATTCACGACTTAGCAATTCGTCACGCCAGTTTAGCAACGCGTCGTAAATCATAGGCTCGGATGCTTCGTGATCCATGCTCTTGTCCGTTCCGTAGACCTGAGCAATACCATAATCCACGATAACACCGCCGGCTCCGTGCCACCACGCCGCTACAACCCAATGGCAGTTGTACTTGCCTAAGTCAATCGCCGCCGTAAGTGCAACCGTGTTAGCCGGTAGTTGTCTTCGTGCAAATCCAGACAGACGCGATTCGACGAGGGCTGGAGTAATGCCTAGCCCCATTGGCCCGGCTTCCTCTGGTGGGTCGTTATCGATCTCTGTAGATACCGCTTTGGCTCCAACGTCTGCTACGCGATTGTAATAGCTTTGCACCGCCGACAGTTCCATCGGCTCGCCGTCAGCGTGCGTCTTACGACTGAATGAGCATTGATTCGAGACGACTGAGCCGCGTTCAATCTCTTCTCGATTGTCACGCCAAAACGCAAAGGCTTCGCGGGCATCGGGATCTTCGTTCTTGCGTCCGCGTCTTAGGTCGATGTACTTCTCGATCAAGTCCATGCGGTCAGGGGCTTTGACTAACTTTCGATACCGCTTACCTCGCCAAGATGGTTTCCGCTTCGGGTCGGTGTACGTGTACGCGATGCACTTTCTGTTTTGGATTGTGCATAACATAACGCGGGGGATCCGCTCCGATGACTGACCTAGCCCGGCGATATCCTGCTCGATGATGTCGGTATTCTTTGTTACCTGTGCTTCACTCGCTGCCGCGTCTCTATCCTCGATGTCGTCGATGATCGCAAGGGTAGGACGTTGGCTTCGGTACTTCGTCCCGCGAATCGCTCCGTCGATACCCAACGAGTAAAGCACCTGCCCATTCGATGCGGGCTTGATCTCCTTCGGCCATCCTGATAACTGATCCAGATCGATTGACGGGAAAACAAAGAACTCAGGGCCGATGACGATGTTGGTTGATCGTCCGCCAACGGTCTGCATCCTTCCACGACTTGACCACGCTCCGACCGCTTGAAACGGAATGCCGATCTCTGGATAGTCTGCGATGAAGACTTCGTTCTGTTGGAGTTGCTCGACGACGTCACGGACTTCCTTCTTTGCCTTGTCAGCATTCTTACCGATGACAACTGGGAAATGAGACAAGCCGCGAACCATCAGGAACAACGCGGTAAGAATGGCAAGCGTAGTTTTTCCCTCGCCTCTAGGCCCTGCTATTGCTTGGTCGCCTCCGTAGCAAGCCGCATCGATGATCGACTTAACCATCGCTAGACGATCCTCCGTCCACGCCTCAAAGAACTTATCGGAGAAGTATGTTGACAGCCATAAAGAGCAATCAGCCTCGCATCGAAGACGACGCGAAGGATCGGCCGGAGGTGGGATGATTAGGTCACGTTCTGCTGCTCGCTTCTTCCGCATCAACTCACGCTGACGCATTCGCTCATCACCCTTGATCGGATCCGCTGACGATGCCGTTTTCGGATGCAATGCGAGCAAGCTCTGCAACTGGTACAGACTGAGCGACTGCAAGAAGTCTGAGTCTAAGTTCATTGTCCTTCGCTTCTTTTTTGGCTCGTGCTTCTTCTCGCTTCTGGTCGATTGCGTCCGCTGCTAAAAGCACTTTCGCCGCCTCGACCGCCAACTCTGGATCCGTCAAGCATGCCATCAAAGCCGCCTTGATTTTATCCTTGTCTACGTCCCAGTTTTTCTTAAGTGCTTGGTTAACCATCCCGATATCGCGTCGTGATTCGATTGTGAACACTTCGCCCCCTACCCCAAGTGCGATGCGACTAACCGACTAACGGACTAACTTTCTGTTGTTTTTCTGTGCAAAAGGTCTG